ACCTGTGACCTTATAACCAGTATCAGTCTTAACGAATGCTGGAATTTGATTAACCTTTTCTAACTTCTTAACAATCATCATTTTAATATCAATGACAGTGTTATGCCATTCTAGTGTATGGGCAAATGTACCTGCGAGTTTACCAGAACGTAATTCTTTAATAAAAGAATCAAGTTGCAATTGCTTCTTATCTTTGCCTTTTTGCGACTTTAGTTTGTCCATTTTCTTTTGGTAATCAGCAGTGACGAAATCAATGAATGTTCCTACTGCTTTTTGTTTATTATTAAATTGCTCACCCTTTCTAACTTGAGCATTGATGTAGACTTTAACTAATTTCGAGAGTTCCGTTTTGCCAAACAACTTACCCATAGACTTAGTATCAAGTTTCCCTAATTCTTTTGTAGCAGAAGCAAGTTTTGATTTAATTTTCTTCATCTCACTTGCTGTCAATGTAGCAGTACCTGATGCATCACGGAAATTAGTATCAGTAAACCAAACATCTTTCTGTTTAGTGAATTGATTAATATTGATTTTGAAGTTTGCTTTTAAATCAGCAATTGTATCGCCAGTATAGGTTGTATGCCAAATTACACCAACTTTAGATTTTAGAATAGTTTTTGCTAAATCTGAATCTGCAGGCACTGCATATGTAATCGTATTAGGAGTAAACGTGATGTATTTTTCACCATCAATATTTTCCTTCTTTAAATCTTCTGGGGTGAACATGAAATCGCCCTGATAGATACCTTTAAGACCCATTTTAGGGAAGTGCTTTAGAGCAGCTTTTAACTTATCCGCTAAACCACCTTTGTGGTTCTTATCCACATCAGCATTGGTATAATTGATTTTAGGTGTTTTATTGAATAGTGCTTTAGTGCCTACGAAAAACTTACCAGTTTCTGGGTCAATTCCCGCAATAACTGCTGGAGCACCATCTACCTTTGCTTGAATATTTACAGCACGTTTTGAGTGTCCCTCAAGTGAGTGTGCAACATCGTCAAGTATTTTCAATGCCTCTTTTGCACCAGCAATGCCGAAATCAAATATAGCATCTTCTACATGCTCTAAGTGGGTTAGTTTTTCTTCGGTAATAAAGGACTTAAAAGATTTCATGGTTTTACAATATGTTTGTATTACTATATTTATAAAACTACTACTCTATACCTTGAAATCCTTGAACGCATTTTTTCTATTATCACCTTTCGACGAGGAAAAGATGCTTTCTTCTTTTTTATATGAAATTTCATTGCTTGTATTACTCCCCATTATATCGGCTTGTGCTGAATCTTCAACATCATACCATTTCATTTTTGCTTTATTAATACCAATCACAAATCGTTTGTTTACATTTTCGTCACCGTATCTGTTCTTTAACTGCTTAACCATTATCTGATTCATATCTTGTAATTCGTCAGTTTGAATAAGAGCAAGGAATAAATCAGCAGTTGCTGGTAAACCAAACGATTCAGAAGTGTCTTCAAGACCCATGTCAGAAGAACTGAAACCAGAACGATTAACTTGAGTAGCAGACCAAATAGGTACATTGTATTCTACAGCAAGACCTCGTAATTCTTCAGCAATTGCTTTAACGTATGTATAACTATTTACGTTATTAGAACCAACTAACCTCTGAGAAGCACAAATGTTCAAATAATCAATATAAATGATATCAGGAGCAAAGTTCTTTTTAAGTGCTAATTCTTTAAGAATATGTCTAAAGTGCCCAGCGTGAGCAGTTGATGTAGGAAATTCTTTAACAATCAACTTACCTTTAGTCGTAGACTTAATAGCACTCATTTTCTGTTCATATCGTTCAAACGACATATCGGCAAGTGAGTCTAGTTCAACGTCCATTAGATTCGCATCAATACGTTCAGCAATACGTTCCTCTGCCATTTCCATAGTAATGTATAGAACGTTCTTACCTAGTGTTAAATTAGAAGCTGCCATATGACACATACCGATTGTTTTACCAACACCAGTTCCTGCCATTAAGATATTCAAAGTCTTACGTGGAATACCACCTTTTGTAATCTTATTTAGATATTCAATGTCAAAAGGAATTCTTTCCTCTTTACGTTGATAATAGTCATACCGTGCTTCAGAATCTTCTAAGAAGTCGTGACCAATATGAGTATCAAAAGATACTGCTAATGCTTCAGATAATAACTCAGGGATTGAACCCTCAGATTTCTTATTATCTTTATCATCAATAATATTAATTGATTCCATAATAGCATTATACACAGCTTTGTCTTTACAAAACTTTTCAGTTTCATCAAGCAACCATTGGTCATTTGCTTCTTCTTTAGATAAAGAATCTACTAAAACATTTGATTGTTCGTAGTCACCAGAACTTAAATCTTCACGTTCCTCAACTGATATTCTTAATGCTTCTTTAGTTGGTACATCATTATACTTAGAATAAAAGGTTTGTATTTCTTCAAATACAATTCGGTCGGTGTTTGATTGAAAATAGTCACCCTTTAAAAATACAATTACCTTTCTTGCGTAATCTTCATTATATATTAGATTCGATAAAATCGTTTGTTCAATATTCAACATTTCCCCATATAGTTTTTTAATGCATTTGTAACTAAGTTTGTAATAATTTCTGTCACTTCGTCACCGTAATCTTCTTTAACATTCTCTTCAACAGAATTAAAATCAAATGTAATCATATTGGTATCATCGTTAATATGTAAATCCATAATAGCAAATTCAGTTTCATCTTCTGTTCTAATATAAAATACGTCCATATTATTCATCTTCGTCTGCCAGTAAGTGATGCCCGATTGCATATTTATCTTCAATGAACTTTCCAAATTTATCATCAGCAAGAAGATCTTCCCAGAATGAGTCTTTTTCGGTTTCAGATGCTCTTACCTTTTTATCTTCAACTTCACCAGTTTCGAGGTCTACTTTAGAGTACCAACCATTTGACGGTTTAACTACAAACCCTCCTTCTACTGCGACTTCTAATAAACCAGAATTCTTTTTAATACCACCTTTCCAAGTGACTGAAATAGGAATCTTACTTTTCTCTTTAACGAACCTTGATTTTTCTACGTTGATGACGAAGTCGTATCCTTCAATTTCGGTGCCTTTCTTATTCTGGCGACGTCCAATAATCCAGACGTTATCAGCAGAGTACATGACACCAGTGCCACCAGACACAACCTGCCGGCTGAACATTTCTTGTGTTTCATATGTGTGATTCACTGCTATTAAAGGAAGATCCTTTAGGGTTAAATAAGGTGTTACCATTCTAAATAACGATTTTAATTGTTTTGCTCTTGTCATATCGGCAACCGATTTACTATCTTTAGCATCGTCCATTTCTTTCTTAGATGCTAGATTACCAATAGAATCAATCATAATAAAAACGTGGTCTTTAACGTCCATATCTTCAAGTTGATTTACAAGGTCAAATTTAAGTTCCTCGATGTTTTTAAGAGGAACATGTAGTACCCTATCAGTATCTATGTTAAGGGACTCGAAATATGACTGAGGCGTGCCGAACTCTGAATCGTAGAACAATGCTATTGATTCGGGATATTTATCCATATACGACTTCATCATAAGTAGACCAAATGCTGTCTTAAAATGTTTAGACGGACCAGCAAGAACTGTTAGTCCTGAAGTAATGCCACCACTTAGTTTACCAGAAAGTGCTACATTGACCATTGGTACTGAAGTCGGGATTACATCTTTGCTTGTAAACAAAGATGATTTTGATAGTTGGGTTGATTTAATAGTGCCTGATTTCTTCAGGCGTTCAAGTAATGCACTCATAATATAATTCCTAAGGTTTGATTCAATATACCTATATTATACCCTATAAAGGCACAGAAGTAAAGTTATCTACGCACAGGATTATCAAGTAATTCTTGTATATTGAAAGGTTTTCTCATATTACCCCAACGTGTGAAGTAAAGTACTGGATATTTTGGGAATAGTTTTAAGAAGTCCGCTGGTGACATTCCTATTGCATTGGCAATTACTTTATGGTCGGTAGATAAAGATGCTTTACCAAATATTTCACGACCTTCCAATAACGTCTCAAGACGTTTTGTTGTGGCAACGAATCCATTCAAATCCATAACTTCTGCAGCGATCTTTTCACTCCATGCGTCACCGATGATGAAACCATCGTCATCTAGAACAAATTCTTTATCACCTTGAACACTCTCAAACTTATTTCTTGAATCAAGGTTTTGAATGTTGTTTTGAAAATTAGAAACAAACTCATCAAAGTTTGCACCTAGACTTTCTGTTGCTATATCACCTACGTTAATTTTTGCCATATGTCCTCTCTAAAAAAATGAATCAAGTGTACTCTTTTCTTCCCAATCCCAACCAATAGGATTTAAAATACCCTCAAGTGGTTTAAGATATGCCTTTTGAAATTGAGTATTATAATCAATCAAAGGTTCTAAATTAAACTCAGGAGGAAGTCCACTAACAAAAGAGATAACATTCTGGTGATGTCTATTTGGGGTTTTCAAATAACAAAACTTAATCTTAGTACCACCAGTCACCCTTTCAATATGTTTAATATCATGCTTGTCTAATAATTTATTAAACAATATAGCACCTTTAACGTGAATAGGAACACTCTTTTCTTGCTTTAAGTATTTATTATATTCGTTAATTCCACGTGGAAAAGATATATCTTCGGGGGGAAGTTTTTTAAACTCTATACTATATTTATGTACTAACTCTTGTAATTGATTTTCATTACCGTTCAGAATGATATCAACGGATTGTTTTAATTTCTCACGAACATTAGCGGGGGTTGAAGATTTAACAATTTCAAGACCCATTACTTTCATTTTAGGTTTTGCGTATCTAACACCCTCGTTATCATATACATTTAAAGCATATCTCTTTTTAGCAGTCCATAAACCAGTATCTGATATTGCTTCACGACCCATTTGCATCTTTTGTTCATAAGCATTAACATACTCACCAAGTTCTTCATACGACTTATCAATAAAAGGTTCAATAGACTTTTTAGAAACCATATCTAGGAAGTCTACAACTTTCTCTTTAGACGGTTTTTCCTTTCCTTTAAATGCCCCTTGAACAATCTTATTCAATCTTAAATATACGGAGTCGGTATCAATTGCTACAACATAATCGTAATTATCGGTCTTACAAATATCGTTAAGAAAAGCATTAAGTTTCTTTTCAATCCAACGAATAGCAAGTTGACCACCAGTAGTAATTGCTTCAGCATTTCTTAAATCATAATACCTAAACCACCTATTACCAATTGCACCATAAGCAGAGTTTAACTGAATCTTCTTTGCCATCTGAATGTTTTTATACTTTGAAATCTCGTTAGTTGTATCCTCACCATCCTCCGCACGTTGTTGAGCATCTAACATTTTACCTTTGAAAATCTTACGTTCGTTATAAATCTTTTCCATCAACTCAGGTAAGAACCCACGTTTATCTCTAGTGTATATTGTACCATTAGGTGCGACTGTAGTGTTATCTTTCTTTAACTTAGATAAATCTACTTCTCTATTCAATAAAGAATCAACATTAACACCACTCAAAAACCCAGAGATAGTTTCCGGACTGATATTATAGTTCATAATTAAATGAGGGTATAGTGAGTTCAAGTCAAAAGAAACAATCCATTTATGTTTACCAAGAATAGGGGACTTTACATATGCTCCCTCATACTGCTCAAGTTTTTCATTATGCTTTTTAGGTGGTGCTACGATATTCTTTCTTATCAAATAATTATAGATAATTGCGTCCCACTGTTTTACAGTACCGAATACATCTTCATAATTAATCTTAGCGTCGTATGCCATTGTTAATGTTAAATCTATCAACTTCATCTTATCATCAAGTCGTTTAACAATCTCAACGTCCTTTATATTGTAGTCAATAAACTTTTGATAATTAACTTTTGCTAATTGTAGTAGAGAACCCTCTTCCTCATAAGATAATTTACGTTCACCCAATTCCACGTGACCAATCCAATCAAGTCTATAACTCTCTTGCATCTTATATGTAAACTTTTTATAGAGTTTCAAATAGTCCATAATTTGAACACCAAAAATATCATAGACCAATGCGTCTTTACCGTATCTAGAATTTACTCTACGTTCACGAATCCAATTAAAAGGGGAGAACTTCTTTGCCACTCTATCACCGAATATTCTAGTATATCTGTTAATAATATACGGTATATCAAATCCTTCAATATTCCAACCTGTAACGATATGAGGCGGTTCTTTTTGCCAAAAATTCAAAAAGTCGTTTAATAAGTCTTCTTCAGTATCATGTTGAGAATATACAATTTTAACATCGTCTTCACGCAAGTTAATCCAATCGCCTAGTCCCCACGTATAATACGTTTCATCTATATTATCATAAATTGTTATTGCATTGATTATTTGGTCTGCTTTTTCGGGATGAGGGAAACCGTTATTAGATTCTACCTCAATATCAATATTGTATGTTCTAATTAAGGTTGCGTCGTACTCAATAGTATCTTTCCAATTTTCCGAGATATATTGAACATCAAACGATTCCGTACCATAGACTCTAAAACCCTCAACCTCATTAAATTGTTTAATGAAATCACGAGTTTCCTTAATTGTTCCAGGTTTATAGGAATGTACCTTTTCGCCCTCTAATGTTCTAAATTTAGTATCACCAGATTTACCATTCACAAACATGGTTGGGTTAAATTCTTCTCTGCTAATGAAATCACCATCGACCGTATCTATCCCACGGACTAGTAGTTTATTTCCTAACATATTTACTGATGTATAAAATCTCATATATTATATTATACCCTAATTTGTATTAAAAGTCAACATCGAAACCAATTCCTTCGCCCATGCATTTCTTTGTAATTGGATTCCACCAACCGCCTTTAGAGCAGTGGACTTCCCCCATTTTATTCTCAGACCATTTCTGTGGTCTTTTCTTAACTAACAATTCTGTCGTTTCTTCGACTACTGGTTCTTCAATAGTGCTTTTTCCGTCCTGGGTAATTTTCTCTTCAGAAGTTGTAAAACCACAATGAGGACACCAGATGTCTGATTTCTCTTGGTTTATCATTATCCAAACTTTTGAACATTTATCGCACTTAAAATGAGTTTCAGTCTTAATTTTACTCAAGTTCTAACCCACCTGGATAATGTAGATATGTCTTTAACATATACTTTGTTCCGGAGATAACAGGAAGTCCTTCGTGAGGAAATCCAAACCAAGTAGGAAAAACAAGAAGTCTTCCTTGAACTGGTTCGCATTTTGTTCCTTCTAGATGGTCAGTGAAAATAGTTTCACCGCCCTCCGGAACTGTATTTAAGTAGAAAAGGAATGCTAACATTCTATTAGAAGAGTTTGCGTCGTGAGAGTCTACATGCTTTTTGAAAAAGTGTTCCCCCTCATCGTACCGATGCAATCTCCATTCTTCTAATACATTTGTTGATGGAAGTGATACATCCGATAAACCTAATTTATTCATCTCATGCTTGTATAGTTTTTGATAATCCATAACTATGTTATTCATAGAATTTAATAGGAATTTCCATTCCGTATTATTATCAGACACAATAGTACAATTCATTTCTATCGCTTTACGATATTCATTTTCAACATCACTTTCCGCACCAATCCCACTCATTATATGGTGTTCTTGTTGATTTTCGAATTCGTCTATTAAATCATGGCATAGTTTGGGATGAACAGCATGGTTATAAATTTTAACAAAATTACTTAACTCCATTAGTGTACTATATTAAATTTAGATTTAACTGCCCTTTTACTTCTGTCTGTGGATTCAATAACATATGCATTAACATAACGTTTTAAGTTGATAATTGTACCATCATCCATTTCGGCAACGCCTCCATATCCATCAATAACTGCTTCTAGTAAAGATATGTTATCATCTATTTCACCATCAGAAACCATTTCAAATGTAATACACGAATCCATATCCATAAAGTCAAAACATAAGGACACATCATAAAATCTCGCATCCTCGTAGTCTTCAAAATTATCACCTAACGTTTCAACGTCTGTTAAGTCCTTTGCCATTAATCACTCTCCTCTAAAGATTCTTGAAATTTATAAATTGCTGTTTGAATGTTCATATACTCACGAGCAGAGTCGTGAAGAGCATTATGATGAATAAATCCTTCTGGTTGTACATCAAGACCTTGACCCAATAAAGTTTCAATTACCGTTTTAGAATCGTGGATGTTCCACCACTTCCAAGGTAGATTGTAGGGGGTTCGGTCACCAGTCACTCTAAATAAGTCGTGCATGATTCCGAAATCAAAATGGGAACCTCTAGAATAAACTTTTATAGAAGCTGGGTTAGCACCGACCTTTTGGAAATAATCAAATATCTTATTTACTAATTGGTCCCATGGTATATCATCTTTTGACGGTGTTAGGACTTTCATGGCATCATTGCCTTGTTTCCCCCACCATTCTAAAGTGTCTTTTTCAATAGATCTTCCGGCATCGACTTGACTTTTTACATCAAGCGTAACATAAAACCCATTTTCAATGAGTTCGTCGTAAGTGTAGTCTTGACTTGAATCTACGGCAATTGCACCGACAGATAGTATAACTGCGTTGGCAGTAGTGCCTAACGTTTCAATGTCAAAAACAGCAGAATCAATCGGCATTTTTTACTCCATTATTATAGTAAGATATGTATCTATTATACTATAAAACAGGCAATTAGTCAAGCTTTTCTATGTGTTTTTCAACGTATTCTTTTGATTCTTCTCGTGCCTCGATTAAGGCATCTTTGATATCTTTCTTTGAACCACCGAAATAACCAACGGCATGTCCTTCACTTATTAATACATCATTAACGGAAACTACTAATTGGTCAGGCGACCACAATTCACCTAATACACGACCATATTTACCAACTCCATAAGACGTTAATATAAATTTATTATCAGTTTCTTCTAGGAGTTCTATTAATCTACGTTTAGCACCTAGTCCGTATCTCTTTTCAGTTAAATCTCGTGTTCTGCATTCGGGTGCGTCAATATCTCTTAAACGGATTCTTTTATTAATCCACACATTAAAACCAAGGTCTATATATGCATCAATCGTATCACCGTCTACAACTCTTTTCACTGTAGCGTTATATTCAAACACTATATAAGACCCTTTGTTACAATATGTTCAACACGCATTAAGATTGCAGATTCTTTACAATTCGGACATTCCATAATGTCGTCTGTTGCATGCGATCTTACATACCAAATGTTGTTACAAGCACCGCAAAGTATTTTCGCAGTTTCCACTTTTTCGTACTTATGTTGCACGCCTATCGTCATAATATAATCCCCTTATTTTTATCTAGTTATACTTAATACCTTTGTTATTTGAGCATCTAAAACACCAGACCGATTTGGCCAGTGAATGTATGATTTATCTGGATTACTCTTTAAATTTTTCAATAAAGGAATAATCAATTTTTCTAACATTTTTAATTTCTTTGCCTTGAAGTCTATAAATTCTTGTTTCTTTGCTTCAAGTTCGGTTTCTACCGCTTCTTGCCTGACCAACAAATCAGCCAGATTGTTATTAATATCTCCGAAATCAATACTACCATCTCCGTTGAAATCCAATTCACGTACCTCTCCTATTGTTACTTCTAACAAATCCAACTTATCAGTAATAGCAGTAAAATCTACTTCTGGTGCGACTTGGTCTGCATCATGAGCATGGGTATGAGTACATTCAAATATTGAATCTAATTTAGTTTCTATACCTGTCATATCTGGCATGTCACCAGCAGTTAATGCATCAACTCTTTCTAACGCAATGATTACATCTAGTTTATTTTCAATGCCAGTTAAATCAACTACATCTGGTGCAATTGGTGTAGACATATCATCAGGAAGCAATGCTAATATGGCATCTAATTTTGCCGCAATTGGTCCTAAGTCTGCACTGACTTGTTGAGTTGTTGCTTGGACTACGCCGGCAAGGTCGCCGTCATCCGTGTCTGAAAACGAAAATCCCCATTCGAAATTTTCATCTATATCAATATTACCTTGTTCTGTAATTGCCATATCTTTCTCCTAAAAAGGCATAAAACCGTTCATCATTCCTCTCGGACTGAAACTTCTTTGTATGCCACCAACACTATCATTAATTCTTTGCATTTGTTGGGTCATTATACTAATCTCATTTTTTAATTCGTGGACATGAATTTCCATATTAGATGCTACTTTCACAATATCATCTGCTTGAAGTTTCATATAATCCATATCTTTATTAATAGATTCCATTGAATACGCAATTGTATTCATATTTCCCCTAATAGAACTTAGATCTTCAGAACCTCTTTTAAAAGATTCAGACCAAGATTCCATATGGGTTCCAACGGCAAGTCCCGCATATACTATTATTGCTGCGACCGAAAGTTGAGATAAAGTCATCAACCAATGGCATATTGTACTTTGACAACCCATACACTATCCTTTTAATAATACTGTATTATTTAGGTGACTTATATCTATCGTGTCCCAATAGTATATTTTGGGACTAAATTCCAATTTCTCTTTTCTTTAAACGAAATTACTTTAAACTGACCTATATGACCCAAAGGTTGCAATTGGTCTTCATTAACAATTTCGAGTAAATTCCATTCTATTAATAATTTAATAATAGCATTTCTACGTTCTATATCAACAATGTCTATATTAGTATTTTTGCCATCTAATGCGAACAATTCTTTAAAGTGAACAATATAATAACGACCTCTTTTGTGTAAAATATGAGTAGATTGATATAGTGTTTTATCTCTATTAGAGGCAACTCCTATTCTAGTGAGTGTTTCTTTTATCTTTAAGAAATCATCGTCTAGTTCAAAAACGACCTCGACCATCTGCTCAGGCGTCCAATCTATATAATTACTTTTTTCGTCGTTGTTTTGAAAGCCCATTTTTACCACCCTTATC